CGTTCCTTTTCTAACCCACAAAACACCTCGATCGCCCACGATCAGGCTCAATCAAAATCGTCATGACCGAAAAAGAAGCGATCGTGCTTAATCTTCTTCAATCAGAATTAGGAGGTGTGCCAACTCCACGAATTCACTCAAAACTTAATGATTTACCTTCAAAAGGTCATGAAATGATTGACTTTGCAGCTGAGATAGGCATTCCGCTTATGGATTGGCAAAAGTTTGTGGCAATACATGGCCATAAGGTTAAGCCAGATGGTCGCTGGCATCATACAGAGGCAGGACTTTTGATCGCACGCCAAAATGGTAAGTCAACATTTATGATGTTACGTATTCTGACCGGGATGTTTGTGTGGGGAGAGAATCTACAGCTATCCTCAGCTCACCGATTAACTACATCACTTGAAACATTTAGACAGATGGTTTCGCTAATAGAAGAAAACCCTCGCTTGGCATCTGAGGTAAAAAAGATACGCTGGCAACATGGTGCAGAGGAAATGGAATTAAAAGGCGGTCGCAGGTTTGTGGTTAAAGCTGCTAACAATGCTTCGCGTGGTATTTCTAAACCATCGACAATCCATTTAGATGAATTAAGAGAATATAAAGACGAGGATGCTTGGTCATCAATGCGATACACCATGATGGCTGCACAAAATCCGCAGGTATGGATTTACTCAAATGCTGGAGATCAGCATTCTGTAATCTTAAACAAATTGCGTGAGAGGGCATTGGCATCAGCCACGACCAATGACCCATTGGGTTGGTTTGAGTGGAGTGCTGAACCAGATGCGCCTATTACCCTTCCGTCAGGCGATATTAACTGGCCAGCCTTTGCTCAGGCCAATCCATCTTTGGGAATAACAATTCACCCTGATAACTTGAAAGCGGTTATTAATGATCCGCCTGATATTGTGCGAACAGAAGTTTTATGTCAATGGGTAGACACAATCAATTCTGCTATTGATGCACAAAAGTGGGAATTATGTAGAACTGACCCTATACCACTAGATCCTGACAAAGAAACTTGGTTTGGATTAGATTTAAGTCCTGATCGTAAATTTGCAGCTTTAGTGGCTACTCAAAAATTACCAGGAGAAAAGTTTAATTTAGTTTTACTACATACATGGTCAAACGATTATTCAATAAATGATTTAGCGGTTGCAAACGATATTGCGCCGTATGTAAGAAAATATAATGTTCAGACTGTCGCTTATTCCAAAAGGACTGCACAAGCCGTCGCAAGTCGGTTAGTTCCTGCTGGAATTCCCATTACAGATATGGATGGGGCGATATACGCTGAATCATGCGATCGATGGTTAGGCGCAATCAATTCCCATCGATTACAGCATGGTGGTCAGGAGGAACTGACCCAGCAAACACTATCGGCTGCGAAACTGCCCTATGGGGATGGGTCATGGATCATCGGTAGGAGAGCAAGTAGAGTCGCAGTTTGTGCAGCTGTGGCATCTGCTTTAGCAACTTATTTTGCGACACAGGTTGAAACTGAGGTTGATATTCAAATAGCGTAGTTTATTGACTTTATGGTATATTATATGCTAATGGGATTATTCGATAGATTTCTTACAAATCAAACACCAACAAATTTAGTTGATGTAGCAGCAGCTAATACTCCATACAATTTACAATCCGCAGTTGGCGGTTTATTTTATGGCGCACAAACAGCAACCCGTGAACAAGCAATGTCAGTTCCATCTGTTGCAAGAGCAAGAAATATAATTTGCTCAACAATCGGATCATTACCTTTAGAAACTTATAATCATTTTACAAAAGAACATATTGAGCCAAATCGTGTAATTATGCAACCAGATCCAAGAATTGCTGGTTCTGCTATTTACGCATGGGTCGCTGAGGATTTACTATTTCACGGAATCGCTTATGGAATTGTTTTAGACAGTTATGCTGCATCAGATAACAGTAGAGTTCGTGCATGGACAAGAGTTGCGCCAGATAGAGTTACTTATAATCTAAATGCAAATCAAACTGAAATTACTTCATATATGGTTGATGGTTTGCATGTGCCAGCAACAGGTATCGGATCTTTAATTGTATTTAGTGGATTAGATGAAGGTGTATTAAATAGAGCAGGTCGCACAATTAGAGCTGCACAAGAATTAGAAAAGGCTGCTGAATTATACGCTAAAGAGCCAGTTCCTACAATGGTGTTAAAATCAAATGGCACAAACCTTACTCCAGAGCGAATTACAAAACTTCTTGAGTCATGGAAGGTTGCGAGAAACACAAGAGCAACTGCATTTCTAAATGCTGATGTTGAATTAAACGCTTTAGGTTTTGATCCACAAAAATTACAATTAAACGAAGCACGCCAATACCTAGCAACAGAAATTGCAAGAGCAGTTGGTATTCCAGCATCATTCTTATCTGCTGAAACTACTAGCATGACATACAGCACGACTGTTATGGAAAGAAAAGCACTTATCGATTTTAGCTTGAGAAATATTATTACTCCAATTGAACAAAGATTAAGTGCCGCTGATTTTGTGCCAAATGGCGTTGAAGTCAGATTTGATATTGATGATTTCTTGCGTGGATCTGCATTAGAGCGTGCGCAAGTTTATGAAATACTAAACCGCATCGGCGCAATGAGTGTCGAACAAATACAGGAAGAAGAGGACTTAATCCGATGAAGATTAATTTCCCAATAACACTAACCGCAGCCGATAGCCGTAAGCGCACAATCTCAGGAACAATCGTAACTTGGGGCGAGCGCGGAAATACATCTGCTGGAGCAACAGTATTTGAGAAAGGGTCAATCGATTTTTCAAAACCAGTTAAATTATTGCTTGAGCATGATCGCACACGACCAATTGGCAAGTTAATGGATATTACAGCTGATGATGCTGGTATTGAAGCAACATTTAAGATTGCCGGAACTATTGCTGGCGATGATTCTTTATTAGAAGCAGCCGAAGGCCTACGCGATGGATTTAGCGTTGGAGTTATGGTTGATGACTGGAAAAACAAAGATGGCGTTATGTCAATAAGTGCAGCAAAGTTAATTGAGGTTAGTTTAGTAACCGATCCTGCAATTGATAGCGCAAGAGTTGCCGATGTCGCAGCAACAGAAACACCAACAGAGAATTCCGAAGCAACCGCTGAGGATCAAACAACACAGGAGGACAAAGTGTCTGATATTACTTCAGATGCTCCTATCGCAACCGAAGCGGTAGAAGCTGCAAAGTCTGAGCCTGTGGTCGTAGTGGCAGCTCAGTCTGTTGCCTATACTAAGCCACGCTCACCAATCACTAACAAAGCAACATACCTAGAGCACTCAGTTCGTGCTGCACTAGGAAGCGATGAAAGCCGTCAGTATGTTATGGCAGCCGACACAACTTCAACAGTTGCAGGTTTAATTCCAACACCACAATCAACAGAGATCATTAATGGTCTATCAAATGGCGATCGTGGAGCAATCGATGCAATTTCTCGCGGTGCTCTACCAGCATCAGGAATGACTTTTGAAATTCCTAAGATCACAGCAGTTCCAACTGTTGGCGAGGAAGCAGAAGCAGCAGCAATTGATACAACTGACATGACATCATCTTTCGTAACAGTAAATGTTAAGAAATTTGCTGGCGGACAAACATTCTCAGTTGAATTACTAGATCGTTCATCTCCAGCATTCTTTGATGAGTTAGTTCGTCAAATGGAGTTTGCTTACGCAAAAGAAACCGATAAGTATGTTGCAAACCAAATTATTTCATCTGGTTTAATTGCTACAACTGCTCAGGACAACACAGCTGCCGGCCTATTAGGTTATGCAGCACAAGCAGCACAGTTGGTTTATTCAAACTCACTAGGCTTTGCTCGCAACATTGTTGTTTCACCAGAACAATGGGCAAACATCATGGGCTACAACGATTCAGGTCGCCCAATCTACAACGCATCACAACCACAGAATGCAGGCGGTCAAGTTGGACCACAATCACTTCGTGGAAATGTTGCAGGACTAGATCTATATGTATCTCGTTCACTTTCAGCTCTAACTTACACAACTGGCGATGGATCAATGTTCGTAATTAATCCAGAGTCATACACATGGTATGAGAGCCCACGCTTATCACTTCGTTCAGACATTACTGCAACTGGTCAAGTATCTGTTGCTTACTATGGCTACGGAGCACTTGCAACTAAGGTTGCTAACGGATCAGTTCACTTCAACAAGAACTAATCAACTTAACTGAGTGCCTACGGTTGCTCCCGATCGTAGGCATCCATTAATGGGAGTAAGGAGATGACATGCCAACCATAATTACAGCTTCCGAGTTGCGATCTGTGCTTGGTGTGTCATCATCCTTGTATAACGATGCTTACTTAAATCAAATTATTGATACAGCAGAAACAGTTATTCTGCCTATGTTAGTTACATTCAAAAGCCCTATTCAAAAAGTTGTGCTGACTGATAATGTCGCCACTTTCACTACACTAGGAATTCATGAATTTACCGAAGGACAATCAGTTGTCATCACAGGATGCGGATCACCATACAATGGAACAAGAACAGTACTTGCAGACAATCTTGGCGCATATACCTTCTCAGCTGCAATCACAAATGCCGACATCATCGAAGCAAATGTTATTCCAAGTGGAGTTGCCACTTTATCTACAGCATCAACTTATGTTGGAAACGCAGCTGTTCAGTCAGCCGTTTACACAGTTTCAGTAGAGGTTTTCCAAGCAAGATTAGCAGGTGGTGGACAAATTGAAGGCGTTGATTTTACTGCCACACCATTCAGAATGGGTCGATCATTATTCAATAAATGCGTTGGCTTACTTGGCTCATACATGGATACCGAAAGCATGGCTCAATAGTGCCTAACCAAACAATTCTTGAGCAAGTTCGCACACCTTTAGCAACTGCCTTATCTAGCGTTGCAGGAAATGTTTATGGTTTTGTGCCTGAAACAGTTATTCCTCCAGCAGTTGTTGTTGTGCCTGATTCACCATACCTAGAATTTGAAACAATCAATAAAAGCAATATCAGAGCAAAAGTTAATTTTACTATTTCAGTTGCAGTTGCATATAACAGCAACCCTGCATCGCTCGACAATATCGAGCAATTAATAATCAGCGTTCTGGCAGTTATTCCTGGTGGATATATTGTCAGCTCGGTCGAAAGGCCAACAGTTACCACAGTCGGAGCATCGACTTTGCTTATCGCAGATGTTCGAGTATCTACCTACTACACACGCACAGTCTAAGGAGAAATAATCATGGCAACAGTAGTAATCACTGGTCGCGATATTTCGTTGTCTTTCACAGGTGGAACAGACATCGAAGCGCAAGCAACCAGCGCAGTTTTAACAAAGGTTAATGAGCGTCAGGCATATCAAACACTTGATGGCGTTGCTTACAAGACAACCGATATTTCTGGCACATTTGCTTTATCAATGTTGGCTGATTGGGGCAAGGCAAACTCAGTTTGTGAAGCCTTATGGACAGCAGCAGAAACAGCGCCAGATACAGATATTTCAATTACTCTTACAGCTGCAACTGGAGCGCAATTTGTGTTCCCAGTAAAGCCAGAGTTCCCAACAGCAGGTGGATCAGGAATTGATGCACAAACTGTTGATTTTGAATTCACAGTTTCAGGTGGAGCAGTAACAGAAACATTTAGTTAAGAAATAGAAACGGGAGCAAAAAATGAAGTTACCAATTACAATTGAATATAACTCAGGCGAGCAAGCCACTTATGTAGCCCAACCGCCTGAGTGGGCAAAGTGGGAAAAGCAAACTGGTCATACCATAAGCCAAGCAAAAGAAAAACTTGGTATGTGGGATCTAATGTTTTTGGCTTATAACGCACATAAGCGAGAAGCAGCAGGAAAGCCAGTAAAAGGTTTTGAAGTATGGATGGAAACAGTATCCGATGTAATAGTCGGTGATGCAGACCCAAAAGTCATCCAGCAGGAAGCCTAAGTAGATTATTGGTTGAGTTGGCAATAGCCACACAGATACCAATGAGTGAATGGGTTGATTCAGACGACATTTTGACAGCGATAGAAGTATTGGAGCAGAGGTATGGCAAATGAAACAATCGCCTACAATAAAAAAGACCTGCGCGATATTTACAAGGCTTTCAAACTTATGGACGACCAAGCTACTGATGAAGCACGCCGTCAATCTGCTGCTCTGGCGTATTTTGCATCAGAGGAAATTAAACAGTCAGCTGCAACTAGAACAAAGGCTGGCAAAGTTGCGCAGAGAGTCGCGGATGGCGTTAGCATCTCTAAATCAAGTAAGATCGGCGAATTCAGTTACGGGTTCG